CAGCAGTTTATAGTAATCAATGGTAGAAATTACCGACCCGATAGCTATGCCTCGCTTATCGCAAGGACAAGGACAAGAGAGGCTTCTTCGCAGGGGACAATCAATACCGCCCTGCGTTATGGAGTAGACCTTGTCCAATGGGATGCACACGCAGAGGTATGCGAGTATTGTGCGCAGTTTTCTGGAAGGGTTTATTCCATAAGCGGAGCTGATAATGACTTTCCTATGCTTACGGAAAAGCCACCGCTACATCCTAATTCTTATGATAAGGACACCGAAATATATACCGCAAGAGGTTGGGTCAATATTAAAGATATTGTGGTAGAGGATAAATGTTTATCATTGAATATTAATAGCCTTAATCTTGAATGGTCAGGGATAAAGCAGTTATTCAGGCACTATGAGAATAAGATGATTTCATTTAATAATAGAGTATTTGACTTATTAGTTACTCATAATCATAGTATGCTTTATACTACGGATTGGAATCATAAACATAATAAAGGAAAACTTAATTTCATAGAAGCAAAAAAACTATTAGGTAAAAAATCAGGTTCATTTTATAGAAGCTCGGAATGGAACGGTGAGCTAAAAGAACATTATCAGTTAGGAGATAAAAAGGTAACTCCAGAATTATACGCTGAATTTATGGGCTGGTTTTTATCAGAAGGATGTATTGTTGCTGGCAGGAATGCTATATCTATTTCACAAAGCGATAAAGTTAACAATGATAAGTATTGCAGGATAGAGGAATTACTAAAAAATATAGGTATAAAATATCATAAGAAAAAAGACGGTTTTCATTGTTATAATAAAGAATTATATAATCAATTATTACCTTTTGGCAAATCATTTGAGAAATATATACCAGAAGATATAAAGTCAGCAACACAAAACATTATCAAGGTTTTTTTAGATGCTTTTATCGCTGGAGATGGGCATATAAGGGAAGGTAGTAATTGGAAGGGTGGCAATTTTAATGAAGAAAGGCAGTATTTTACTTCTTCTAAAAGAATGGCTGATGATTTAGGTGAATTAATTATTAAGATAGGCAGAAGACCATCTTTTCATCTTGATAGAAATAAGGATAAATGGATAAAGTTTAGAAATGGAACTTATAAAATCAATCATAACCTATGGCGTATTAGCGAATGTTATGCTCAATATGCTTCTTTATGTAATATGGAGATTAAAGAAATTGATTATAAGGATTATTCGTATTGTGTTGAATTAGAAAAAAATCATACGCTTTGGGTCCGCAGGAATGGTAAGACTTGCTGGTGTGGAAACTGCAAATGTGTTATATTGCCAGTAACCAGAGAGAGACTTGAGGATAGAGGATATTTGAATGAAGTAATTAAACTAAGCCAAGCTCCGAGTATAAAGATTGATAGTTTTAGTCGTTTTGAGGAGGTTTTAAGCCAGATATGATGAATGTATATTTCACAAATGATATTTCAATCAGAAGGATAGTATATGGAACTTGGGGCGGTGTGGCTTCAGATACTACGACTGCCTACAAGGGAAGATTTATCTTTGAAACAAAAATGGTGCGTAACCTTCAGGGCGAAATGGTAGTTTCAAGTGCTTATGTTATGCTTCCTATTATGGCTTTGGAGCATAAGGATAAGATTATTTACGATGGCAAGGAATACTCTATATTGGGTATAGAGCGGAAGAAGGACTTTAGCAATCGTTATTTACTGGTTAATTTAAGCTAATGGAAATAAGCTTTAATGATGAGGATTTTCAGAGAAAGATGAAGAACATAGTGAATAATGCTATGCCTGAAGCAGTTGAGAAAGGGCTTGGCGTTGCTGTTTTACAATTACTTAACGATTGTATTATGGAAGTCCCTACCGTGCCTATAAAGGAAGGATGGCTAAGGGGTTCAGGAAGCGCATTTGTGCAGAATAAATTAGTAGCTATATCAAAACACGGAAAACCTGGTAAGGCAAATCAAGACCATAGTGAGCATATATCCTATGGAAATTATGTAGGGGTAGTAGGTTTTAATGTCCCGTATGCTTCCAGACTACACGAAGGAATTGATATGAATTTTACCGACCCATCTTCAGGTGCTAAATATTTAGAGAGCAAGTTAATCAGAAATAAAGATACTTATTTTAAGATTATAGCTAACAGGATAAAGGAAAGCCAATGATTAAGGAGATAGTAAGTTATTTGCAAGAAGAACTTACAGGATACATAATAGGAACTAACATCTTTGCAGGCTTTGTTCCCTCAACAATAACTGCAGACCATTTGGTCGTTATAGAAACGGGAGGCGCGACAGAGCCTGCATTAAAAGATTTTGTATCTATGACTATTCAGGTATTGGCGGTTGCCGCCGAATACCAAAACGCAAGGGATATGGCGCAAGGAGTATATGACTTGCTACACGGAAGCGCGGGTATAACTTTACCTGTTGTTATCACAGGTAAGAAGTATTATGCCAATACGATTTATGCAATTTCTGCTCCTCAATCATTAGGACAGGATAACAAGGGGAGATTTGTAATAAGCACAAACTACATCTTGAAAATTCAAGATGCATAACAAGGAGGAAGAATGAGCAGTCCAATCAAAGACCTCGGGCCCTGTGAGGTGAATTTTGACGGGGTAAGTTTAGGAGCGACAATGGGCGGCGTCATATTCAGGCATACTGAAGAGAGCCGACCAGTAAGGGAAGACCAGCAAGGTGTTACCAATGTAGATGAATTGAAGGTTGGGGCATCCTGCGAGATTGAAGTTCCTTTAACCAGAACCTCGTTGGGGCAGTTATCAAAGGTTATAGGAAATTCCGCCTATACGGGCACAAAGCTTGAGGTGGGCGTGGTGGTAGGTGAAAGCCTGTTAACTCACGCAAAGCAATTGATACTCAAGCCAATAATTGACAGCGTGGTATCAACGGATGAAAGCACCTGGCTTACAGTTTACAAGGCATATCCGAGAGCCGATTTGGAGCTTACTTATAACTACGAAAATCAGAGAGTTTATAAGGTAATCTTCAAAGCATTTCCGGATGGCACGAAGTTCTGGAAGATTGGGTAATGATTGATAAACTACCGGCGGGATGCCGGAGAAACCTTTAAGGAGGAGATATGAAAATCAAGCTTGGGAAGTTACAAGAGGCAAAGGGTATATTTGACAAGATATTCAACGAGCCGATGGATATAAAGCTGTCTTATAGGTTGGGGAAGATAGCGCGGAAAATCAATTCTGAACTCGCAGATATTGATAAGGAGAGAATAAAGCTCGTTGAAAAGTATGCTGACCCTGTGGAAGAAGGGAAGCCAAAGCAAGTTAAGACAAATGTTCGGGAGTTTATAAAAGACTTTACCGCTTTGCTTGATACTGAAGAAGAGCTTGATATTCAGTTGATACCGCTTGATTTACTGCTTAATTCTGGAATTAAGATTTCCAGCAACGATATGGCAATGATAGCGGACTTCATTGAAGGGGAGAAGAGTGAGGTGAAAGATGACAAAAAAGCTTAATGTAGATAGCATAGCAGAACCAATTGAGTTGACTATTGATGGAAAAGAGTATGTAGTAGCTAAACTTACATCTGACTTGCTTAATAAGGTTGCTAAACTTGCTGAGAATAAAGATGATGTAAGAAGCCCTATAAAGCAATTAGCTTTATTGCTTGGTATTTCTGATGCCGAGTTAGATAGTATTGATATAAGAAAGATAGGGAAAGCCTTGCAATTTATAACTGAAAGCATAAGGGAGGATATTGAGGCAAAAAACCCTTCAGGGGCAGAGGCGAAGTAATAGTAGTAATCGCTTCTGCCTTTCAATTCAGTTATAAGGATATATTAAACCTTGATATTAGAGATATGGCATTCTGGTTTAAGCAGGCGCAGAAGAAACTTATAACCGAGCAGATAAAGAATATACAGGCTACAAGATTGGCTATGGCGAAAGACAGCGATTATGAGAAAGCCATAAATACATATGAGAGTCAGTTAAGAGAGTTAGAGTTGGGTAAGGAGCATATAGTAAAGGAGAGCTGGGATGACCTCAAGCTTATGGGCAAAAGAAAGAATAGGTAAATATGTTTGGTAAGATTATTTCATCCCTTATTATTTTGATTGTATTGGTAATGGGGCTTATTATATTCTCCGAAGGTGATAAAATGATAAAACAGGGTAATGAACTTATTGTTTTAGGAAGAGAAATGATGAAAGAAGGTTATAGGTAAAGGGGGTGCTAATTGTTTGACGCAGGAGCAATATCGGCAAAAATAACTCTTGATGCTTCAGCATTCAATACTACTGCTAAGCAAGTCCAGTCAAATGTTAGAGATATTGGCGCAGAAATGCAGAAGTTTGGGCAAAATATTGTCCAGGTAGGCACTCAGATAGGTAAGCTCGGTTCTCGTTTTATAATGTTTGGTGGGATGATACTTGCTCCATTAACGCTCGCTATGCGACAATTAAGTAAGGAAAATATAATTATTAAAGACAAGTTTGATGAACTAAATAGGACATTCAGCGATTTCGGAAATACCCTTTCAGGATATATAATCCCATATTTAGATAAGTTAATAGATACAATTAAAAGCATTGAAAAGTGGTTTAATAATTTATCCTCCTCTAATAAGAAATTAATTGTTGATTTTATGGTTCTGAGCGGAGTGATATTAATAGTTGTAGGGACTGGATTGAAATTAACTCAGTTGATTTTACTACTTAATGGACAACTATTGATTATGGGAGGATTTTTGTTAAAAGCAATACCACTATTGCAGATATTCTCTACTTTTAGATTTATGGGATTAACGACTGATATAATAATTTTAATCAAGAATATGGGTTTAGCATACCCAGCTATTCTTTTGGTCGCTTCAGCTTTTGCTGGATGGAAAATAGGAGAGTGGATAGGCAAAATATCGGGTTTGAATGAAGCATTAAGTGGTGAGAATGGTTTATTTACTAAGATGTTTATGTGGCTTGATAAACACGATTTAATTGGAAAGATGGAGAGATTTGCAGTAAATATTGCAAAGTTATCCATTAAGGGTTTAAGATTAGCAGTGCCCATATTACCAGAAATCAAACCTACAGTTGATTTAGGAAAAATAGAAATAGTTAGAGAAGAAAAATCATTAGATACTCTAAAAAGTAAACTTGATAAATTCTGGACAGGATTTGGTATAGGTGCTAAAGAGGCAATAGAAGATTTAGCCAATTTCGGACAATTAGGTGCTGATGTAGCTAAGAACACAGCTCAAGCAATGAGTAGGTTTTTTGAAGATTTATTTTTCAATGTATTTACTGGGCAGTTAAGGGATATTCAACAAGTATTTATTGATTTTGGGAATAATATATTAAGAATACTTGCACAGGTTTTCTCCAGAATAATTATGTTTTATACTATCATTAAACCACTTTCAGCATTCTTTGGTGTTCGTACTTCTGTGGTGGGATTTCAAGAAGGAACGGATAGGATTCCTTATACTGGAGTATATAGATTACACGAAGGTGAGAAGGTAGTGCCAAGATATGATAGTAATAGAGAACAGGCGCAGAGACTTACGATATACAATATGATAACTCCGGAAGCTGTAGCCGCGGCAATGTCGGGAAAAGAAGGTGAGGGAGTAATAGTTAATACTATAAACCTTAACAGTTTGAGAAATGGGGTTATCAGAAGGGAAGTGGTGAAAAGATAATGAGTGATTTCACATTAGCCAGAGAGAGTTGTGAGGAAGTATTAGATTATCCCGTAATAGTAAGTGAATTTGAGAATGATACCGAGCAGAGGAGATTAAAGCACGCCAATCAGATTTTGGGTTTCAGGATAAGAACACCGATACTTACTTATGACCAGTTGCAGGATTATAGGAATTTCTTTATCAGCAAATATGGCTCGCTTAGCAGCTTTACATTTACCAGTCCATTTAATAATACTGAATATACCGTAAGATTTGTCGCTGAAAGTTTCAGGACAAGGTTTGAGGCGGGAGTTTATCAGGTTGAGTTTGAACTGAAGGTTGTGCAGTCCTAATATGAAAGAATATAAACGCTCAATAGAAGTAAGGAATAAGATAAGTATGACTTGCCAATTGCGAGGTATAGGTAAATGGAATAAGGGCAAGAAAAGAACTCCAGAACAAAAAGAGAAACTTAGACAAAGTCATTTAGGAAAGAAATTGTCTGAAGAACATAAAAGGAAAATAGGACTGGCGAGATTGGGGCGTAGGCATTCTATAAAATCAATAAAGAAAATGAGTAAGATAGCAAAAGAAAAAGGATTTGGTAAATGGAGAATAGGTTATAAATTACCAGAAGAAACGAAAAGAAAGATAGGTTTAGCTAATAAATATTCATTCAAATTATCTGGTAGTCAGCATCCATTATGGCAAGGTGGCAAATCATTTGAGCCTTATAGTCCATTATTTAATGAACAACTTAAAGAAAGAATACGAGTTCGTGATAATTTTATTTGCCAGTTATGCGGAGTTCCTGAGTTGGAATGTAGGATAAGGCTCAATATTCATCATATAGATTATAATAAGAAAAACTGCAATGAGTATAATCTTATATCATTATGCCAAAAATGTAATCTAAAAGTTAATTATAATCGTAAGTATTGGGAAGGATACTTTTATTCAAAATTATCTTTAGGAACTATTGCCAATGGATAGCGATTTCTTAAAACAGAAAAATGCAATAACCAATGCTCCAATTTACCTCTATACCATTTATGACTATGATGGGGTGGGCAATAACCTTACCCTCGCTGAATGGAGCGAGGATATAGTATTTAATGGTGTAACCTATCAGAAGTTTCCTATCAGCCACGATGAGATAGGGGATAATTCACAAAATCAAACTCCTGCGATAAAAGTTAAAATATCAAATGTATCAAGACTTATACAATACTACCTTGAAATTTATGATTGGCGAGGTAAGAAGGTAAAGATAACTTTGGTATGGCTTGATAAATTAGATAATACGGATTGTAAACTTGATTTTACATTTTTTATAGATAGTTATATCGCAAATGAGCAGGTGGCGGAGTTTAATCTATTGCCAAAGGTAGATGCTCTTGGGGTTACATTGCCACGAAGAACTTATTCAAGGAATTATTGTCAATGGCGATTTAAGGGGATAGAATGCGGATATGCGGGGTCAGAAACGGAATGCAATAAGACAAAACAGAGATGCAAAGAACTAAATAATTATAAAAGATATGGGGGTTTTCCATCTATCCCTGTAAGGGTTTTATATGTCTAATACATATATTATAACTAAATATCTCGGCATACCATATAAGAATATGGGCAGGGATTTGGAAGGATTGGATTGTTGGGGTTTGGTATTGGCTTTATATAAGGATATATTAAAGATTGATTTGCCTGATACGATTGATAATTACGGAATTGACTGGAGCTGGAAAGGTAAAGACTATTTTAAAGAAAATTATACTGATAAATGGCTTAGGGTAGATAAAGCTAATTTTATGGATATAGCTTTATTTAAGAATGGTAAGGGCATAGCTAATCACACTGGAGTTATGCTTAATAGTAAAGATTTTATTCAATGCACAAAAGCGGGAGTTAATCTATCAAAGATAACTCATAAAAAGATAGCCGAAAGGCTTGTAGGCATATTCAGGTATAAAATATGATTTATTTATCATACCGACCAATAAGATTTGAGACTAAAGATAAGCAGGATTTTGAGTATCCTTTCAATAGGGATTTATCGCTCAAAGAATACCTTAATAAGACGGGTATAGATTATAATGACTGCGATATTATAATCAATGGCAAGGTAGAAACCAAACTTAATAAGCACCTTGATAATGATGATAATATTATAATTACTCCGAGTATAAAAGATGTGTTTTCAATAGGGGCTGCAATATGGTCTGGTATTATGACATTAGTCAATACAGCTTGGACTTTTGCTTTAACTCATCCATTTCTTTTCTGGGGAGCTGTATTAACTTCATCTTATTCTTTATATTCAGCTCTTACTGTTAGGCAGAATAAACCTAACTTTGGTTCAATAGGCGATGGGTTTGATGAAAGTAGTGCCACCTATGGTTGGGATGGGATAAGGACGGTTCAAGAAGTAGGAATACCAGTAAAGTTGGTATGTGGAAAGCATAGGACTGGTGGTAATATAATCAATCAGTATATATCTACTGATGGTGATAAACAGTATCTTAATCTGCTTATAGCAGCGGGCGAAGGGGAGATTGAGAGCATATCGGATATAAAGATAAACGAGCAACCAGTAGCCAATTTTGAAGGCATAGATATTGAATACCGCTACGGAACTAATGACCAGACTGTAATCCCCAATTTTGTTGATTTGCATAATGTATATAATATAAATGTAAATCTTGAAAAAGACGACCCTTATATATATACGACTATAGATAATGATGTTGAGGCGTTTGAAATAAATTTTACTCTTCCAGCAGGCTTGTGGCAAGCCGATAGTAATGGGGCAATAAGTTCTTGGAGTGTAACTTATAAGGTAGAATATAAAGTCCATACTGACACTACTTATACTGATTTGGGTTCAACTACAATAGATGGCAAATCAAGGACTGCATTAAGAAGAGTATTCAGAAAGTCGGGGCTTATGCCAGCACAATATGATATTCGTATAACAAGGGTTTCTGATAATAGTAGTCTTGGAGCCACAAAGGGCAGGTGATTATATTTAACCAGTATAGATGAAATCAAAACTGATGATTTGGCATATCCCGATACAGCTTTAATTAGCGTTAGGGCTTTGGCTACCGACCAGTTAAGCGGACAAACCCCCAATATAACTTTCGTAGAGAAGGGCTTGAAGATTAGAATACCTAATGTGTTGACCGCATTAGGTGGCGACCCAGTAGATTGGGAAGATTATTATTATGACCCAGATGATGAAGTATTCAGATTATTCTCGGATGATAGCGAACTATACTGGGACGAGATAAGCTATGTAATAGCCTGGAGTGCTAATCCTATATGGCATTTAAGAAATTTGCTTGTCAATACAAGATATGGATTAGGTGAGTATATAGATATAGATAGTATAGATGAAGCTGAAATGCTTGAGATGGCTTTGTATTGTGAGGAAAAGGTTGCCAATGGTGCAGGTGGATTTGAAAAGCGTTTTAGGCTTGATATAGTTTTAGATAGCGCGAGCAAAACACCTGATATGCTTTCCCAGATTTGCGCTACCTTTAGGGCATTCTCATTCTATTCCAATAACGGATTCTCATTCAGAATAGATAAACCAGAAAATCCTGTTCAGGTATTTGGAATGGGTAATATAATTAAAAAGGATTTTGCTCAGGCTTGGAAATCAAGAACTGAAATATACAATATGATACAAGTCCAGATGAACGATAAGGAGCTTGATTATGTCGATGAAACTGTATCGGTTATGGATGAAGCTACGATTACTGCCGGCGACCCTATAAATACTAAAACTTTAAGATTATTCATAGCTAATAAATCCTACGCCATAAGGGAAGCAAGATATGCCTTATGGGTATCTAAATATATCAACCGAAGCATTCAGATTAGGTGTGGTATTGACGCAATAGCCTGTAAGGCTGGTGATGTAATCAATATATCTCACGATGTCCCTCAATGGGGATTTTCTGGCAGGGTAAAATTGAGCTCTACTACCACTTCAGTCAATATAGACCAGAATGTTGAGGTTGAGATAGGTAAGACTTACAAACTTATGGTCAGGTTTGCCGATGATACCATTGAGGAAAAGACCGTTACAAATGCTGTAGGCTCTCATAGCACGATTACACTAAGCGAAGCCTTCAGCCAAGAGCCAAAAGCTTATGATGTATACTCCTTCGGTGAGGTCAATAAGGTAGTCAAGCCCTTCAGGGTAGTTTCTATATCAAGAGAGAAGGAAGGGGAATGTGTTATATCGGCTATTGAATACAATGAAAGCGTATATGACGACAGTGATATAGTATTGCCTACTAATAACTATTCAGCATTGACTTATACAATTCCTAATGTTACCGATTTAACCCTAACTGAAAGGCTTATAAAATTAGCCGATGGCAAGATAGAGAATGCAATTGATGTATGGTTTAACAAGCCTCAGTTAACAGGGTATTCTGTCAGGCGTTATATGAAGGCGAAGGTATATATCAGCGACGATGATGGGGAGAGCTGGATTGAAAGAGGTGAAACTACTGGAAATCATTTTGCTATCATAGGCGACTTGGTTGAATTAATTAAATATAAGGTTTGCGTGGCAAGTGTAGGGGATACGGGAGATGAGAACGCAAAGTCTACAAGTCCACAAGCCAGCATTACACTTATTGGAAAAACAGCATTCCCTTCCGATGTATCTTCATTCCTTGTTAATCAGTCAAGGGACAGGCTCTACTTTGCTTGGACTAATATCCTTGATGTAGATTTGGATAGTTATGAGATAAGATTTGGGGAAAGTTGGGAATCTGGCTATATAATAGCCTCAAAGATAAAGTCAAACCGCCTTATCATATTTGATTTCAGGACAGGGACTGACCAGAAGTTCTTTATCAAGGCGATAGATACCTCAGGCAATTACTCCGAGAATGCGACAGAGGCAACTCTTACAATAGAAAATATACCATTTACCAATATAATAGAGAGTTATCAGGAACAGCCTACTTGGGCAGGGGAATTTGATGGATTAGAGCAATGGATTGAAGGAAATATATTACTTGAAGATGGAAGTAATATGCTAACTGAAGATGGCGATTCTTTCATTTTTGAGGTTGGCATTAGCAATGTAATTATATCTGGAGGTTTACTATCTGGAACTTATACTACTCCAGTAAGGGATTTGGGCTATCTTGCTACTTTCAAGATAGGAGTTGAAGCGATAATTACCTTAACTGATAATGCTACCTGGCAAGATTTCGGCGAGCAAACCTTTGAGGATATATCTGAAACATATAGATTTACAGGGGCGGAGCGAGGGGATAGGGCTTCATTTGAGATAAGAACTTCAGAGGATAATATAACTTGGACTGACTGGTCTCCTTTCCAAACTGCGGACTATTATTGTAGATACTTCCAGTTAAGGATGACATTGGTAAGGGATAATGAAACACAGGAAATAATTTGTTCGGCTTTCAACTATTTCGGGGATTTGCCCGATATAGATGATAAGACAGAAGGGATAGTTACAGTTGCTAATGATGGGGCAGATATAGTTTTTACAAAGGAGTTTCATAAAGTTTATGGGGTGCATATTACAATTACCAGCGGTGATGGGGTATATGCCAAGATAAGCGGTTTGGATTTAACTGGTTGCAATGTTAAATTATATGATGAGGAAGGAGTCGCCAAGACTGGCGATTTTTTATGCCACGCTCACGGAATATAGGGAGGATTTATGGCGAAGGAAATAGTATCTAATAAGCTTATAATAAATCTTGAGGATAACGGAACGCTTAAAGACGCAATCCTGCATTACCGATTGAGGATAGACGGAAGTATGGATGTAAGGAAGTTTTATACCTTAAGTGTCAAAGGTGGGATAAGCATTGAGGATTTACAGAAGATAATCAATGATGGTATAGCCCAAGCGAAGGTTAGCGAGGGTATATGGTAATGAAAGGAGATTTTGAAAAATGAGTTGGGATAGAACGAAACCGCAGAATACAGAGAAACTTAAGGATACGCCAGCATTAATTAGGGCGAACTGGGATGCGATAGCCGCTGGCACA